AGTTTCTACTGCAATACTGCTGATACATACTTTTAGATACATACAGTCTTTCCTCATCTTTCTCTAATCTAGCTACACAAGAGGTTCTAGGTTCTTTTATTGCGCCCATATCTAACCCTGTGCGTTTATCTTTACCCACGTTAACAACTGTAATACCTAATGGGTGCGAGTTTAGGAACGCTCCTAGTATCTCTCCATATTCCGTCAAAGAATCTTTGTTACTCTTTCTACTGTGGTTAATTAAGTTAACGCAATAATCAAATACAGGTTTTATAGGTATATCGTGCAGTCCTAAATCTTTTGCTATCATCCCACCTGTTAGTGCAACTGCCGCACCTGCTGACCAAAACCTTTCAGTATTTTTAATGTTAGCGGCTCTATCCATTATCTGGTTTGTTTCGTTTAACTTAGCAATTACATCTGGTAAGTTGTTTACACAGTATTGAATATACGGTTTTATTGCGTGTCCGTAGTGTTTACTTATCCTACCAAAGTGAGCCTTTGACCACGTTGGGTCATTAAATTTATCTACTGGTAACTTGTCTTCCAGTATACGCATTAATTCGGCGTCGGGAAAAGCCTTAATAGATAATAATTTATCTCGTATTCTAGTATTAGAAGTAGATACCACAGGAATAGACCAAGTAGTTTTGTTTAATCTTTCTTTATTTGCTTTGGCATCCATTCTATTTTTGCCACGACCTGATGTAATGTCATAGATGAGGTTACTCATCATCTTTGGTTCCATGTTTGTTATTTCATCAATAGTCGGTGTTAAACTTTGCATAGAACCTAATCTTTGCATCCTAGAGTTGTGCGTATCATCCCACTTTAAAACTAATGCTTTTGGGTTTCCATAAATACTATTTAACAAATGTAGCACCGAGGATTTACCTGCCCCACTTCCGGGAGATATCAAATTATATAACAACCCATCTAACATACCGTCTCCCACAAACTTCATGAGAGGACCACCAAAACCTAGAAAAAATGCAAAAGCTTTACCGATTCTATCTTCGTGTGCATAGGCATTGATAATATCTTTCCACGTGTGGAAGTCTCCTCTTTCATGAAACATAGGTGTTAGTATTAGTGTGGGTGTTGTTGGAGGGCTGTATGATGGTTCTGCCTGTCCAACTCTTATCTCTTTATCTCCATACACAAATAAACTATCTTCGTCATGCCAACCAAACTGTCTCCTAGCTATTTCTGCTTTCTTTTCATTCTGTAATTTTTCTACTGATTTGTTTATGTATTGCATCAAATAATCCTGTCTTTTTCCTAAAGCTGTTACACCATGAAATGCCACCGCCGCTAAAAATTTATCTTTAGCCAGAGTAGAACTCAAAGGTACTATGAACTCTCTAACTCCATCCTTAGGTAAATGTAACCTAATTAAAAGACTTTCGCCATCTTCTGGGTCATGTATTCTCTTTACTACATATAAATCGTATGGATAAACACATACATTTTCGGGCGGTTCTTCTTCACTCTTTTTAATTTCTATGTATACACCACCTGTAGGCGGTCTGTTAAATCCACGTGGCGGTAATGGTATTTCATATGTTTGTTTTTCTTTTGTGACAGCATTTTCTTCTTTGACTACATAGTCTTCTACTTTAGATTTTATAAACTCTTTACCTAACACAACAGGAGAAGTTATCTTGTGTTGACATCCTTCACATCCACCCGGATTCAAAGTTTTAAATGTCTCACATTTATATGGTCCTTTAGTTTTCGATGCTTTATAAAATGCTTCTTCTTCATTGTAGTGTGGATGCTTGTTAGACATTATCCGAATAGCTTTTGACCTATCTGTACATACTTCTGCTATAGATAAAACTGCTCTCCACATAGGTTCTTCTAAAGATTCTTGATTACCATATGCGTATACTATTTGGGCGCAACCAACACCCCCCATAGATTTCTTGAATATTGTTTTAAATTCAGTTTTAAAGTTGCCTTGTAGTTTCTTTGTTAGAGGGTCGGTGTAATCTCTAAAATCTTTTTTCCGTAGTTGGTCAAATAAAGATGCCGAACTATATCCACTTACTGCATTTTCTATTTGTTCTAACTCTACAGGCTCACCCTTACTACGCACAACTACTGGTTTTGGTTCATCTCCCTTGAAGTTAAATGTATCTGGTACACGTAAAATCCTAGCATTGTCAGCCGTGACGTTTGCATCAGCAGAGAAGTTTTTATCTGAACATAAGGCTTTTAAACTCTCAGCAATAGGCTTCCACGTCTCTTTTGATATCGACGTAGTTAAAACCCAGTAAACGTGTATACCGTTACCAGAATCTACTAACAAAGATGGTTTAGGTAAACCTGCTTCTCTACGAAAAGCTTTGAAGGCTTTTAAACCATCGGACTTTGTTTCATAGTCTTTATTAGGCCCACAGTCCACATCCATAAAAAAACATTTAAGTTCTTTAGAATTTTCTTGCGACCTACTACTATCATCAGTAAATGATGCCAAAGCGACGTACGCATCGCTCTTTCTTTCAACTATTCCTTCTGTATCTTTAACTAATTCATCAACAGTTCTATAAAATTTATCTTTATTATTTTTTCTTTTTATATCTGTAGAACAATATAGACCGTTAGTCGGTAATACAAAAGAAAGAAACTCTTTCTTTGTAAGCATAATAATCCCCTAGGGTAGGGGGAATTACCCCCTAGTTTTTTAATTTAGCAACTAACTTTTCTACCTGTTTGATATGCGTGTCTTGAATTGTAGTAATACCTTTGAACCAATTGTAGACAGTCATCCGAGTAACATTAAGATACTCAGCCACATCATTTACAGGTATATCGTTTTGTACACAAATTAACCCTAGTTTTACACCTAACAAGTCTGAGTCCGCTTCGTTAACCGCATTAACAAATTGCACGGAGTAACCTTTTGACATATATCACTCCTCGTCGTCGTCCCACTCGTCAATAACTTTCTCTACATCAACCTTAGACGGAGCCTCTTTTTCTTTCTTATTGGCTACCTTTTTAGGTTCAGCAGACTCGGCAGGTTCCTCTATCTTAGCAGGTGCTTCCTTATGCTCTATCTGTTTGGCAGTTTGATTAACCGACATAGTAACTAACCTTTTTACCTCATCAGATTCAGACTTCTCAAGTGCTACATCAAACTCGTCATTCTCTAATAAACGTACAGGCTTGAAAGTTATCTTACCAATACCAGAAGTATCAAAACGCATCTCTGTTACTACAGACATGATAGGTGCGCCCTGTGTAGCAATACGTCTTGCATATGCTTGTAAAGGCCACTTGTTATTTTCACCCTCACCGAAAATAGACTTAGCAGGTACATTCAATTGATAGACAGGGCCATTAATATCACCTTCCAAAACAACAGCAATACGTTGTTGGAATCTACAAGCACGGCTCTCCCCTTGCCCAGAACCTTTGATATTTTGTGGACAGTCTACACAATTTTTAGACTGTGGGTTTTCTACTTTCGGGTCTGGTTTAGAACCATCAGCCGACCAACAATCAGGTGCAGATACTACACCTTTCTTATAAGCCCCTGCATAATAAATCCTAGAGACGTGTTCAGATGCGCCAACAATAACTACATTCATGGCACGGTCTTCATTACAAGCAACTTCTTTACCGTCTACCATCATGCGCCATACACCACCCTCAATGGAAATACGTCTAATTCCAGAACCACCAGAACCACCCATCAATGACTTCGTTAAATTATCTACACCACCCTTATTACGAATGTGGTCAGGTAATCCTTTTTTAAATATTGCGATATCGCTCATTTCACTCTCCCATAGTTAATTAAGTTTTTCTACGAACTGTTACAGCATAACGACTGTCCACATTAAGTCCCGGAGGTAACTTGTCAGGATTCTCCTGTAAAAACTGACTCATGTTGGATTGCGCTATGCGCTTCTCTAGTAACTCTAACGCATTGTTATCTTTTATAAACTCATACATAGATTGCCAATCAGCCGTATGGTATCTCTTCGATATACGTCTTGTTACCGTGCCATAATCTGTGCGTAAACTTTCCGCACCTGTATCTTTACAAACTTCAAGAAGTTCGTTTTCTATCACACGTAAAGCTTCTTTCAACTCTTCGTCTTTCTTTTCAAACTCGCTTTTAAGATCAGCACGTTTGTCCCGAATCTTTACGTAGACTTTTACTAGCTTATCTACTTTCATTTACCCTCCTCCATTTAAAACACGTATATAAATACTACAACCTACTTTATACATTGTCAATCATCTTCTAAAATATTTTTATATAAATCGACAAGTTTATTATGTACATCAATTTTTGACTGTAGCATTTTGTACATTTTCTTTTCTGCATGAGACCCTTGTAAGTGTACGACAGTACATGGATTCTTTTGACCTGCCCTGTGTACTCTTGCGTTTGCTTGTAAATACGTTTCTACAGACATGACAGCAGACCAATACACCACCACGTTTGCGGCGTGGAGCGTTACTCCATGCGATGCGGCTTGTGGTTGTATGACTAATATTCTTGGGTCTTTTGTTGTTTGGAATCTATTAAATATATCTGTTCTATTGTTTACAGATACTCCCCCATGTATCACATCACACGTATACTTGTTTTTAAGTAGATAGTCTTCTATTAAATTTATTGCATGACGGTAGGGTGCAAACACAATAACTTTGTGACTTGCTTCATCAATAACTTCGGTCAACACTTGTAGTCTATTAGATACATCAAACTCTACTGTATCTCCATTATCCGTGTATACCGCACCACAAGATAATTGTAGGAGTTTGTTTAAGTTTGCAGCGGCATTAACAGAAGTTATTTCTTCTCCGGCTGCGATAGTCATCATATCTTTTCTCATGCGTTCATAATACTTAGACTGTTGTTTTGTAAGAGGAATTTTCCTAGTTGTGTAGGTCATGTCTGGTAAATCCAAACAATCTTTTTTTGTAAATCGTATCGCAGGTTGTAAAGCCTTGTGAACTACATCCTCTGCTTTTTCTTTTGGTAGCCATATAAATTGAGATACTTTATACATGACAAGATCTTTGAACGTACCGAAATATTTAGGTACATTAGCGGGGTTTATAATTCTAGCCAAACCATACGCATCTGTGGGAGATTGCGATGCAGGTGTACCTGTCAGCATCCATACCCATGTATGTGGTTTTATTATCGAGTTTAGTATCTTCCATCTTTTTGTAGTAACCGTTTTATATGCGTTTGCTTCGTCTACTACTATAAGGTCAAACTCGTTGTCATTTACTGCATCTCGTATAATCTGCAACCCA